GCTTTTCAAAAGCAGCAAGAGGCCGAGGATGATGCGTGGTGGGACAGTCTTGATTACGAAGGCCGGGCGCAGGCTTTTCGGCAAGTGTGCAAACTAATGTACAAAGCAGAAGTGCAAGACAAAGGCTCCTACCGCTGGGCCATTTACGACGTGTTTGGCTTGGAATATGGCGATGGCCTAGATCATTTTATGGCTCTGCACAATCTCATTGGGAAGGGCTTGGACCATCAAGAGTCCAAGTGATGCGCAGTTCAGCTCCGAGCGCTTTGATGGCGTCACTAGCGTCGTCTGGCGCTTCGTGGATAATCATCACGCTAGGAACAATTGCATCTGGCAATGGCGTGACAATGGCCTTCGGGAAGAGCTCCTGAGCTCTAGTCGCCAAAGCTTCCGCTCGGTGCTCCCTTTCTTCTTTTTCCCATTGCTCCACCAAAACGGCGGCCTGCTTATCAACGGCCTCCATGGTGGTTTTGGTTTTCCATTCCACCCATGCAGGACGGCACCATTCCAGAAGCCGTTTGTACCACCATTTAGAAGCAATGGAAGGACGCTGTTTGGCAAGTTCGAGCGCAAGTTCGTAACACAACGCAAAAAGCCATTGCTGCCAGTTGTGATTCATTGCAGGTTAAAGTAAAAGGGCAGCGGAAGTGCAATTCCCTGCCCAAGGACACCTAAAGGAGTAGGCATCATGTCCATGATAGAAGAATGGCGCCCCATCGCTGGCTATGAAGGGCTTTACGAAGTAAGCAATTTCGGTCGCGTTAGAAGCCTTGATCGGCTTTGCAAAAGCAGCAAGCGCAGCGACCAATGGATGAAAGGCACAATTTTGAAACCCAAAATTAACCCTTATCGCCAAAATCGTTGCACTGTTGCACTGGGAAAAGAAGGAAAAGTTTCCTATCTCTACATATCGCGTCTTGTCTTGATGGCATTTATTGGTCCCGCTCCTTTTGGGCAAGACGCTGCGCATTGGGACGGAAATCCCATGAATAACAAGCTTGATAATTTAAGATGGGCAACTGTTAGTGAAAACATGCAGGACAAGAATCGTCACGGAACAGCTCCCAAAGGATCTCTCAATGCTATGGCGAAATTAACAGAAGAGCATGTTGCGTACATAAGAGCAAATTATCGACGCAATTCGTACCACGACAGCAATGCGGCGGAGTTGGCATGCCGATTTGGCATAAGTAGAGGCGTCATTCTGCAGATTGTTCGGCTGGAGGCGTGGAAGCACGTTGACTAGTCTTCTTGCCAAACACTTACAAATACTTTCCCCTTATTGGTCAGTGGCAAGATTTTGTCACGAAGGTCGATATTTTTAACCCTGCAACACCCCCAAGTTGGCGTTAATGGTTGACTGGGAACCCATGCCCCAGGCCAGCCATTTGCCGACCCTCCCCCATGAATCATGATTCCACCGCGTCCATAGCGCGATTCTTGGCCTTCCAGTTCCACTAAGTCAAAACTGTACCAACCATAAGCCATTAGCGTGCGATCAAAGCGTGGATCGTCGCCGTTAATGTCGTAGTCACGGTAAATGGTTCCAATGGCGTACAGACCTGGAGGCGCGTCTGATTTCTGAATGCGCCATTCAAAATCGCTGTACTGTCCACGAGCTAAACAAGGAATTTCCCATAGCAACTTCCCTTCAAAAGAGAAGGCTTTCATTGTTTCGGTGGCGTCGTTCACAATAAGGTGCGAATCGCCTTGCTTAAAGCCAAAATCTTGCGGACGTTTCTTAGGACCAATCATGGCAGAAGTAGTGGATTCTGGAGCGTATTGCTTCATCAGTTTAGAAAGCTTTGCTGGATACTCAGGATCCGTGGCATATTTCTGTTGATAAAGCATGCGAGCCGCTGCGTAGCGGTTGGGAGCCGTGTTGATGCCCTTGAAATGCCGATAGTCTTTATACCAGCGAGTGACTAGGTATTCAATGCAAGCGGCAATGGAAGGGAAGTCAATAAAGCCTGCCTTAATTGTCACCCACTGCCCATCGTAAAATTCTTTCGTCGAGACAGTAGAGCCATCGCCTTTCAGGCCAAGCACATTATTCTTGCCCGAAAAGTGCTTACCAAAGCCGCTTTCAAGACAGCACTGAGCCGCAACAAGCTCTGGAAACCGTGCTCCGCATTTGCGTGCAATATCAAAGCACTGGCCCCAGAAAGCTTGTTCAGCGGACATGCTCAACCCTTCACGCGGAAGACTGCCTTGAGGCCAGTCAGAAGCAATTGCACCACGTTATTGCTTTTCCAGGGGGTATGTTGAATCACTTGGTCAGCGGCCGCAATGACAATGCCGCCAACAACAAACCATTCAATGGAGGTCATGATAAGGAAAGCTTTTCCTTTAGCTTAGCGCTCGATTTCCAGCGAACGCACGCGAGCTTCAAGGCTCTTAATGTTTTCAGTGAGAGCGTCTAGCTTTTCAATGACAGTCTCAACTTGTGTGGTAATGCGAGCTTGCTGAGTGCCAATGGCCACCATTGTGCCACCAGTGGCAAGAAGCATTCCCGCTGTAACGGTCACCGCCAAATCAGCGGCTTTTTCTTGCCAGGTCTTCATTGGACGAGTGACACTTTTTCTTCTATTCTACATTCTCCCCTCCATCGCCTTCGGTGGTTTAAGCTAAAGGCAAGCGAGCATTGTGATGCTATGCGGCAAGAAAATGGACCAGAGAATCTGCTTTATTCTTTGTCTGTTTTACGCCCTGGAGAGGCTAAGCGCCGCTTCCGCAAAAGCATCTTTGAAGACTATCCCGTCAAGGGGCCATTTGGCCATTGCGCCTGTGCCTATTGTGGTCGATGGAACGAAAAACTGACCATTGATCACATTGTGCCCAAGAGCAAGGGAGGGCCACATTTCTCGAAATGGAACAGCGCTCCGTCGTGCTTGAGCTGCAATGCAAGCAAAAGCAATTTGCCGCTGTTTGAGTGGTGGAGGCCCCAGCAGTTCTGGACACAACAGCGTGAAGATGCTTTGATGGCATGGATTTATGCTCATAGCTTTGTTAGTGCCCACACTGCCATTGGCGACTGGGAGCAGTGGATGCACGAAACGCAACGGGTGGTGCCCATTCACGAAGCGCATGAAAAAGCGGCCCGAGTGTGGCCGCTTTCTTTGCAATTGGGACTAGCTGGTTAGCTGACTGGCTTGAACATTTCTGGAGGCCCTTGCCTCACGCTAGGCAATGGACAGAATCCATCAGGGCATCCGCTGATCATGTAGGAGTCGGGGTCGTGCTCGGCAATATGCAAAGTCACTTCCTTGCTTTGCTCGGCAATCCTTTGAGCCTGGGCTTCTTCTGTTTCCTTAATGGCAATCAAGCGCTCAAGATACCACTGTCCTTTGCGCAAATCCTCTACGCCGTTTTTCTGCTGGTAGCGCCACAAGTATTTGATGCTGTTGCCCTTGAGAAACCCCTTAAAGGCTTCAGTGGTCATTGATGCTTCAATGGCCTCAATACACTCAATGGAACTGGAAGTGTAGTGCGATGGATTGATGGGGTCGTGCATGATCAGAATTGATAGTTGTTGGCAGCAAAAGCCTCGAAAGCCTCAGGAGCTACTGGCCGTCCAAGAGCAAACAAAGCATCGGCATAAGCCACGATTTCGCCTTGGGCGCCAGCTCCTTTGCGAAGACTGACGAAATGAAGCAGAGCCTGCAGCGAGCAAGTCCAGACAAAGGAGGTGTACATGGCAGGAGGCAGTACGGCACGAGCCTGCTCCTTGCTCACTCCCATCGCCAGAAGGTCTTCATAGGCCGCTTTGGCCGCCCACAAGCCGCTTGCATAGGCAAGCTTGGCCTGTTCCTGCGCAGCGCCAGGCAACGGCCCTGCAGAGGCCTGTCTGTTGCTTTCGCTTTGCTGCAGGAAAACGCTGGGCATGTAAAACTCAGCATCTTCAGCAGAACAGTAGCGATAGCTCTTTTCGTTCCAGCCCAGTTGATCATCCACATAAGTGCAAGCCACTGTATGTTTCCACCATTGTCTGGCGACAAACAACGGAGCTTTCACGAACCATTTGAAAACAACGCCTCGGAACGGGCTAGTGTGATGCTCGCGAGCCAGATAGTTCAACAGTTTGGCGTCCTTTTCGGACCAATCAGCAGAAGCCTTTTCAAAGCTTTGGCGAGCATCGTTGACCACGGACAAGCTATTGCCCATGAAATCAAGAAGCCTCACCTCGCTAGTGCCGTCTTCGAGAGGATCGATGGAAGGGAGAGAGTGCATTAGTTCTTAGGGAGAAATACGGCGCGGAAAGTGAAAGCAGCCAGCCACCACTGCCAGAAAGCAAGGGAGAACAATGGGAAGAAAAATGAAGCACAAATGCTCAGAAGCCAACCGTTAATGGCGGAAGAAATGGCGGCAGTGACCATCAGAACAAGAAGCTCGCCGTATTTTTCGGCAGTAGTCTTTTCGGGCCGTATCACAAGAAGGAGCCGAACGCTTTGTGATTGTAGGCAAGGCAGTGCTTTTCGGCAAGCCGCCCGCTTCTTTTCGGCTCTCCTCCATGGCCCTTCTTAATGCGCGATTAAGCTTGAGGAAAGGCCATCAGACAAACAATGAAGTTTTGCTTGCCCGTTGAGCTAACATTCAACAATCGTCACATCCATGCAGTTATGGGGCCATTTGAGCACTCAGCAGAACGAGAGTTTGCTTTGACAGTCAATCGAAAAGCTATTGACGATTGCACCGACTTTAAGCAGCTCAAGGAGGTGTCGAAGAACCTGCTGCAGGGCTGGTGCTCCATGCAGACTGCCGTTCAGAGCTTGATGCTTGAAAACATCCAGCTTCGTCAAGCCATAGCGCAACGGGACAATGACTTGGCTGCTGCCGAAGAAATGCTCAACGAGGCCGCTGAGACTGTGCAACAATATGCCCAGCAATCATCGAGAGCCAGGTGGAGTCTTTGGCCATGGCAGAAGTGAGCAGAAAAATCGTCCAGCCGCTCGTGTAGGCGAGATTATACTTTTTGCAATCTCGCTCATAGCCAGAGCCAGTGACGTGGCGGCCACGATTATAAACACCACCCTGTATTTCGACGCCAGTGCGAGAGTCGGGGTGAGCAAAGTCAAGACGATACCTCTTAGAGCGTTTACTTCGGGAATAGCGCTCTTGATAGTCTTTTTCCCAGGCCTCGATGTCGCTATATTCTCGCTCTAGAGAGAGTCGAGGATAGTGCGCCTGCCAGAGGCTCAGGAACTGATCTTCAAGAGCGCTCAAGGCTATACAGCGGCTAAATGCACCTTAGCGCCTTGGTTCTGGTAGTGGCCTGTGTAAGCCTGCTCGACATTGCTAGAAAGCTGCACGAGCATGATTTGCACAATGCCTTCATTGGCATAAATGCGAGCTGGAAATGCCGTGGGATTGGCAATGTGCATGGTCAAATGGCCCGCCCAGCCAGGCTCGATAGGCGTCACGTTGATAATGATGCCGCAACGGGCGTAAGTGCTTTTGCCATCGCACAAGCCCATGATGCTTGGAGGCATGGAAATCAGCTCCAGACTCACGCCAAGGCCAAAGCTATGGGGAGGCAAGTAGAAAAAGGAGCTTCCCTCTGCATGCACTAGCGGAGCTTCGTAGGGAATAGTGGGGTCAGAAAGCTTAGGGTCGAGGAAGGGTTTGTGCTTTCCCTTGCAGTTCTTTCCATCGAACACCAGAAAATGATCAGGAGAGAGTCTGATGTCGTAGCCAGCTTGTGACAGGCCGTAGGAAATGGCCTTTATGCCATTGTCAAGCGTGCGACGCTTTTCGCCGATGTAAGGAGAGAAAATGTCAATCTCAGCAAGCTTGCTGATTTCTTTGTCAGTGAGAAGCATGGTTTCAATGGGGAAAAGAAAAGGGGCCGAAGCCCCTTATTTTCAGAACAGATCGTCAGAGCCACCCATATTGGTCCACACCGAAGCGTAGCCTTTAGGAGCGTCACGATCAGCGCCTTTCACTTTGACGCTGCCCGTATAGCCAGGGGCGCGGTCGGAGGTGCGACGAGTGTTCTCCCACACTGCAAGGTCGAGAGAGTAGTTGCCACGATCATTGGGACCAGCGGCCTTCAGTGCATTAAGCACATCAGGGGTGAGATCGATAGCGGCAGTGATTGGAGGCTTTCCAGCCATTGTGTTTCTCCAGGGGAGTGATGGTACAGCCCGTTTCGGGCTTGCCAATCTTACCCCTTATCCATCGTCAATGCAAAGGCCCTGGCGCCAGGGTAGTGCTCATTGAAATATCTCTTCACAGTGTCGGCCATGATCCGTTGCTGTGCTACCAGCTCAAAGCCGTCGAGGTGGACAAGCTGAAGCACGGCTTCGCTCTTTTCGTTTTCCGGGTCGAAGCATGAGATGACGCACCAGGCTTCATCGATCTCCTGCCCGTACATCTGAGAAGCGGCCATGGAATAGGCGCCAAGCTGACGCTTGTAATCGGCGAGCTGGTAGTCAGGCTTTTCTTTGAAGCTGGTCTTCCAGTCGATGAGCGCAGTGGTGCCGCTGGCCATTTTTGCCACCATGTCGAGAGTGCCGCTGTAGCCAATGGCATGCGCTTCGTCCCACCATGCCACAGCGCTTTCCACGAGCACTGGCTCGGCAATATGCTCTAAGAATGGCTCAACAGTTTGAAAATAGATGGCCCACTCCAAGGCCTTTTCGAGATGGTGTTCAATATCTTCCCCATTGAACCAATCTTCAAGAATGCCATGGAGCCAAGTGCCACGATTAGCAGCAAGACGAGTGCGACGATTTGCTTCGTCATTCCCCACTCGCTTGCGCCAATTCATGATGGCCATGATCTTGGCTACTGGCGCCATGGAAGAGAGCGTGGTGGTTACAGACGGAAGAACCATGCCTTCAGGAACGTTTGGAAACCCTTCGCAAATGTAATGTCTCTTTCCATTGAGACTGATTCGCTTGGGTTCAAAACGCTCGAACGAAGACATGGTTCGGGACAGGAGGAGGTCATAGCAAGCCACTATGACTCCTATCGGCTAGGAATGCAATAGCCTCCAGAACTGTAGTAACCAAGCGGACACGAGCCTTTCTTGATGATTGGCTCATTACAAGCCAACACAGGCGAAGCAAAGAGAACGATGGAGAAGAAGGCGAGAATGGTTTTCATCGTGAAAGATCGTAGGAATCGACAATTGCGCCAGAATCACGGTCCCAGCAAGTGTGGCAGTCGGGGCATTGATAGGCAATGCAACGATCCTGTTGCCAGGAGCTAATGGCAATCACTCGTGAGAACCATTTGCTATTTCCGAATAGCGAACGGCTTTCTTCTGGAATGGGCGTGTCATGCCAGAGTGTCCCGCACTCGGGACAGTGCGAAATGTCAGAGAACGAGCGAGGCTTGGGCAAACTGATCATAGTCTTCGGAAAGAGGAGAACCTTCGTCGTCAAGAGCAATGGCGCCCGCAAAGAATCTTGCGAGCGCTGCTGCTGCCTTGTCTACTTTTTTGCTTCTACGTAGGCCCTCACTGCCTCAATGGCGCTATCAACACCGTTCAGGCACGCCTCGCGCAGTGCATCAATGTCTTTCCCCATTGTTGTCTTTGCCACTTTGATGCCTTCTTCTTTCACCCATGCAGACACCATGGCAGTAACTACATTGGCGAACATTGCTGCATCCTTGATCTCTTCGCCTTTTGACAGGCCAACAGTCTCAAGGGCACGCTTGCCGGCCATCATGCTTGACCGCTCGTCTGCATGAAAGAAGAGATTGGCCTTGCAGAAGCCAAGAAGAGCTCCCTTCCCATCGAACTCACTAGTTCCATTGGAGGCAGTAGTCCCATTGCTTCCAACTGCTGCATCAGGAGCTGCAGCTTCCTGTTCTGGCGCCTTTGCCCTCGTTGAAGGCTGCGCAGTCGTCTGTTGGAGCGGGAGCCGGGGCGATTCCTTTTCATCGTCTGCCTTGGGAACGTCTTCGCCTGCATAGAGCTTGAGGCCCAATCCAGTGAAAGTGGCAATGCACTTCACGGAAGCGCGTTGGATGTTGTCGCTCACTTGGCGAGCGTCAAGGGCCTTCACTGCATTGTGCTTGTTGTCCATCACTGGAAATACCAGCGCGGGTGTTCGCTTGATGCCATCTGTAAGATAGGGACGGAGCAACCAGCAGCCCTCTTGGCCGAACACAGGCCAGCCAGCTTCCTTTTCTTCAAAGGCCACGTAGACAGAAG